CAATTCGTGTTTGTGCTGGATTTAGTTTAGTACGAAACCAGCTATTTGGATTAAGCCAACTCATTGTCTTTCCCTATGTAAACTCCGAGAAAAATGAGCCGAAACTTTGCTTGGGAATATCTGAGCCAGTATTTAAATATTTTTCGCGCTGTATCCCGATCCAACGGGCCTGCTTAGCTTCGCTACCAGGTTTGGGAGCTTTACCGTAAACGCCATGAAGCGCTACATGATGTGGATTACATAGGGTGTAAACCTGATCATATAGCTCGACATGGTGCTCTTCGATAAACTCGTCTCTTACTGCTAAAATACCTTCGTCGGTAGATATATCGTAGCCTTTTTGTTCAGCCCAGCGCTCAAGAAGTATTGTTACTGAGTGTAAGTGGTGAAGTTCTAGATCTTGTGTTTTTTCACAGATAAAGCACTCTGACTTCTTTTCATAGGCTGCTTTAGCCTTGTCGCGTACCCACTTGACGGGAATGCGGTTATTTGTGTTTTTAGCCATTTTTAGCCACAGCTTTTTTGAATATACTAGTATTATATACCACAGGTAAACAAAAGTCAAGATGTAAAATTTACCTACCCGGCAGAAAAATTTTGCATCTTGAAGTCTGATCCGGAGTGGTGGTATAATAAATAAATAAACTGGAGAAATATTATGACTTGTGGAATTTACGTTTTAAAATTTAAAGATACTACTAGAGTATACCTTGGGCAGTCTATAGACATCGAAAATAGGTACTTATCACATATTCAGTCTATGAAAGCGGGAAAAAGTTCACGAAAATTAATGGAAGCCTATAATACTTGGGGTACACCATCGTACGAGGTAGTTCTAGAATGTAGCGAAGATGAATTAAATTATAATGAGAACGAAGCTATCCAGATATTTAATAGTTTTAATGACGGGTTTAATAGTCTAGAAACTGCGGAAGAGATGCCAAAATGGAAAAGTCAACTAAAAGGGGAAGAAGCCCCTAATGCAGTATATAATAATCAAAACATACTAATGGCTGTAGAGTTAATGGGGGATCCGAATACTACTTTGGTTAAAGTAGCAGAGCTTGCTGGTATTAATTATGCTACAGTTAAGAAAATATCTCAGGGGGTGCAGCATCTGTGGGTACAACAAGAGCACCCAGAACTATGGAATAAAATGCTCTTGTCTCGTAACGCTAGGACTCTTAATAATACCAGAAATAGGGCGGATCTATTAAAAGATAAGTTTTCAGCAAAGTCGCAAGGTATAATTTATCCAGAAGTAGTATCTCCAGAACAACAGGTATACACCATAGATAATTTATCTGATTTTTGTAGGGTGCATGACTTACAGAGGTCTAATTTTAGAAAAGTACTTCAAGGCCGCAGGGACTCGCACAAAGGCTGGAGAATACTTAAATAGTATAAGTATATAACGCATAACGAATAGCATCGGCCATGTGTGAGTAGTCATCATGTTTTGGTCGTTCACGCGTCAAGCCCTCTTTGGTACTCCAAGCGTACTGATCAAACATAGCTAGCGTATGAACACAGTGCCGCATAATCTTTAAGCGACCTTGTGCGGTTAATGTTTGTACATACGCTATTCCTGGCAAGACGTCTTTTTTGGACTTTGTAGTTGATATGTTGTATAAGTACGCTAAGTCAGCACTGAACTGTGCCGCGGCAGAGTCTATGAATACGGTTTCGATACCCCACTTTGTACAGAGTGCTTTGAATTGTTCAGCGTGTTGTTCTGTGGTTTTTTCACGATCTTGGTACTCGTCGACAATATAAAAACAGTCAGTCTCCCAAGAGTAGGCGATAACTGCAAAAGATGTATAATCTTTGTATCCAGGGTCGCAACCAGCAATAAACTCACAGTTACGGCCCTCCTTGATCTCACTAGGTAGCTCATCAATGATATTAGTAGCTTCTAGACTATAAATTTGACCCTCAAACACTGTAAACGATGCTAGGTATTCTTGTTCAAACTCTGCACGTGACATTGATCTGCGTGCTTCTGAGACGTCACTCTCCGACATTCTGGTATTTTCAGTGTAGTCAGCCTGTATGCTAATCCACTCTGGAAATTCCGGACTAAAGCCACGATTCCAAAACTCCGAGAACCAGTTGTTGCGACCACGGGGTGTTGAAATAAAAATTGCTTTGGCGGTGGGCTTGTCTAGAGTAGGTCGTAACGCAACGTTAAAGGCTGCTTCGCCATCCGAGCCTAAGGCAGCTTCGTCAAAGATAATTAAGTCGTAGCTACGACCCACGCACGAGTCCACTGTGCTTAGTGAACCCATGCGAATAGTCGACCCGTTGCTTAGTTCAATGATTTTATCTTTTAGGTTATCACGGGTAACTTCTAAGTCAAAGTGCTTGATTAGTCGGCGTTGCAGCTCAAAGCTAATCCCCGATAAATTATAGTTAGGTGACATAATTAGTACATTGCTTCCAGGCACTAGCGAAACTAACTGACCTACCACGTTAGCTATATACGTTTTGCCTAATCGGCGTGCTAGTGCAGCACACACAAAACGATACTGGGGATTGTTAACAGCATTGATTAAGGCGATTTGGGGTCTGTTTATGGTATCGTAGATGTTTAAGAGCTTGAGATAGTTAGCAATCGGTAGTTTAATAAAACGAGTTGCTGCAGGAAATTCTGTGATCGTCTCCGAATCTACTCCCATACGTGAAATAGTTAACATTAAACGCCGGTTCCTGTTATTAACTGATTGATTAGTGTTGAGTACCGTGAACCGTCTAGGCCCTCGTTGTTGATTTGCACATTGACTTGTTTTTGTGGTGAGTTGCCTACTCGGAGCTTTTCTAGCTGAATTTCACGATCTAGCAAGTCCATGCTCATCTTGTGAGAAAGTGCTAGTAATTCACTAATATCCTTAGTGGAGCCTGCCTGAGCTTCTTCTAGTTCCGTGAACTTTTGCTTGATTAGTGCATCCATGGCACGGCGCATTAAAAATCGGTTGTTGTATCCAACGTCCATGAATACTGCGTCGATAAAGCTTTTGACTTCGCGACGGCGCAAGATCTCAGTGACTGTATCCACGCTTAAGTCAAGTTCTTCAGCGACCTTTCGTGGGTCTTGGAGTTGTAGGTAACAATTGGCCACTTCTAGGTTTTCTGGGGCAATTGTGACAATTTCTGCGGGTAAGTGCTGGTTCATGAATAGTGTCCTTTTGGGTTAATTATATCATGCGAGGGTGTTTACTGCAAGTGGAGTTTTTTTGTGGTGGGGGTTGGGGGCGGGGAAGTTTGGGAGTTTGGGACACTTGGAACACTTGGGTTGCTTTAGGGTCGGGCATACTTGCCGTGTAAAATTTCTGCCGCTTCCATATAAGCTGCGTAAGCCTCTTCAGTGGTATCATAGCTGCCTAAATAATGCCCTTGGTTTTTATACGTTATCCTGGCCTCATAACGCCCGGCCTTATTATAACTTACTCCCTTAGGTAGGTCTTTAGATACATTTGGACGATTTATCTGTTTTCCCCTATTTGCATTATTTTGAGCTTGAGTAGCTAGCCGTAAATTTTCTATTCTGTTGTTGTAGGGATCGCCGTCGATATGATCTATCTGTATCCCCTCAGGTATTGCTTCGTGAAACATTTCCCATATAATGCGATGAGCATAATAGCGCTTACCAGAAATTTTTACTCTTATGTAGCCTTTATCGTGCATATTTGAATAGATATGGCCAGTAACTTTATTAATCAGCAGGCCGTCGTCATAAATAAACTTGTCGTGTAGGTTCATAAATTCTCCTTGAATATGTTAAATTATACCGCAACAGCAGGGTGGGCACAAGCTTAACTTTATCAATGCTTTGGCACCGTAATGGTTTTCAATTTCTTCTATAAATAGGCCGTATGGGTGGGCCCCGCGGCAATCGGCAACTCACTAGTCAGCTAACCCCCCCTGGGTGTATTATAGCACAATTTTGGCAAAAGGGCAATATTTTTATAAATATATTTTTTATGTTGTATTTTTGCACACTTGAATCTTTTTGGCAGAATGGGGTATAATAGGTACTTAG